ATCATAGCGTGCAAGTTTGGAAAGCTCCTTACGAAGATTGGCACGGAGACTGGCACGTAGCGAGGTTAGTTGCCCATCACCACTCTCGGGTAGAGATCGGAGTTCTCGCCGAGGAGATTGTCGCGGCAGCAACCTGGTACGGAAAGGCTTTCGTAGTCCCCGAAATCAACAATAGTGGGTTAGCGATAATTAAATATCTACTAGAAGCGGGTTGCCATGTCTATCAACGAAGGAAAGTTAACAATTCAACAGGGATGGTCGAAAAGTTCTTTGGGTGGCAAACAGACAAAATAACAAGAAAAACATTAATCGACCATTTAGCTTCCGAAATCATGGATAGGAACATCGATATACCAGACGAAGGGGTGCTAAAGGAGTTAAAAACATTTATTATAAATGAAAAAGGAAAACCCGAAGCGGCACCAGGGCATCACGACGACCATGTCATGGCAACAGCGCTAGCCGTGTACAATATCGATTCCGCTACTACATTTAGAAAGCACAAGAAAAGAAAAATTACGAACAAGATGCTTAGGAAAAACCCAGGGCTTCTATGCCCAGACGGTTTTATGAGGGTTCCATTATCGGAATACAAGCGGTTGAGGAGGTAAACAACTAAAATTAAGGTAATCAAATGGCAGATAAAGAAGCAAAAGTTGGCGACTGGGCTCTTAAGGTAATTGATGGCAAAGTTTATAAGTATAAAATAACAAGTGGTGGTGGGGGTGGGTTTGTACCGTCGCCAGAAGCTTTAGTAACTTCAAAGTGGTTAAGAGAAAATAGAGATAAAATTGCGTATTATAACCGCGATCTGGCTCAATACCCCGAAATAATGAAGTTGCATGTTGCCAGCGAGGCAAAAGATTCCGGGATGACTGAATCGGTCGACGACGCTATAGAAGAAATTTACGTAGATACCCCTCTCGAAGAGGGTATGAATGAGCCTTTTGACCCGAATAAGGCGACTATAGATAACCCAACCCCCGCACCCGAAAACAAACCCAAACCCGCACCCGCACCCGAAAACAAACCCGGCGTAAAACCCACCGAGGTCAAACCCAAACCCGTCACTATGGACCGACCTTCAAGACCCGGGCCTCAAGATGAAATTGATAAAATATCAAAAGGTGTCGGCAATCTTCCCATTAGTAAACCTCGTCAGGGTAACCCCGGCAGCTCCATACCCGATATGGCTGGAGCTAGAGATCGTGCCGCAATTGAACATTGGCGCGGTAAAAAACTTAAAGAAGCAATCGAAGACGACGAGCAGAGCAGAAGAAAAAATAAGATCATCGGTGCGTGGGCCGACGGAAAAGCTGGCTACGGCTGGTGGGACAACGCAACCGACGCAGAGAGAGCAAAAGCTTCTGCCGCTTTTACAAGAGATTCCCAAGCCGGGAAATACCACCCAAATAATGTCAAAAATGACCCGAACAACCCAACCTACCGGGCTCCCGCAGATATAGTTCAAGAAATTGACAGAGTAAACGGCGGGCCTTCGAAAAGAGCGGATGCCCAAGTTATCCGAGAACTTAAAAAGAATGTAGTCAAGGGTAATGATGTAGTTAAAACTGATGGGTTCGACCCAGTAGCTTTTAAAAATACCGACGAGTATAGAGAAATGCTTAAGCAGTATTCTTTAGAAAACCCAGGAGGCGAAACAGTGGAAGAAGGGACAATGGGCCCTTACGCCGATTTTAACAGACCCGCCGCCGCAAAAATTAGACAAGAGCGATTCGATCCTTCTAAGATGTCGGACGGTTTTGGCGCAGATAGAATAAAAAAAGAAGAAATGAAGCCATGGCTTCAGAATTTAGTAGACCCGCCAGCTCCCGAAACACCAAGCGGTCCTTACATCGGTGCGGAAAATACACCTAAAGGCCAGCCATTAGACAGAGAAACCGATTACGCCGACAGCATAGAGCAGTCACCTCCCCGTATTCAAGAACTCCCTCCCCAGGATCCCTTTGAAGAGCCCCCGCCCGGCAGTGGCTTTAACGGAGAAGGTATTACAGGCAGAACAGGCCCAGCCCGCGGCGGGTTAGTCGATGGCGAAGACACTTCTAACGATAAAGGCATGTACATCGACGGCGAAGACACTGCTAATGATGAGGGTTTTTACTACGACAAAGGCAGAACAGGCCCACCTGAGCAACCCGCTCCTTCAATGGAAGAGCCCGCTCCAGCTCCCGTAGATGAGGTTACCGAAAGGTATAAAACTAATGACCCCAATGCTTTTTCAGTAGAAGAAAGCCGCGGACCAGGTTCGGTGGCACCAACACCCGCTCCCGCACCCGCTCCCGCAGATGAGGTTACCGAAAGGTATGAAACTAACGACCCCAATGCTTTTTCAGTAGAAGAAAGCCGCGGACCGGGTTCAGTATCGCCAACACCAGAACCAAAACCCGAGCCTCAATCAGGCTCAGGTCAAAGTGGTAATTTCTCACTGGACACAATCGACCAACTCCCAGTGCCACCGCCCGTATCTCCCACCGATCGCAAATACCCTGATGGTTTAGAGAACTCTCCCGTATTTAACCCCCCTAGTCCTCCAACTCGTCAGCAAGATTTAGAAACGGTTCAAAATATTACACACAGGGAGACTCCAAAAGAGCCCGCTCCAGCTCCGGCTCCGGCTCCGGCTCCAGCCCCAGCCCCGGCCCCGGCCCCGGCCCCGGCCCCTGCCTCTATGGAAGAGCCCGCTCCAGCTAGAGTTCCTTTTCAACCCGCACCGGTAGAGAGGTCTAGTAGTTCTGCTGCCAGCAACGCTAGGCCTATGACTCAGGCCGAAATGTACTTTAATGCTATTAAAGAGAACGCGTTAGCAGCGGGAAGAACTATAGAAGACGCCCGCAGAGATTTTCAATTAAAGTGGCAGCAAGCTTCCAAAATGCATCCCGCGGAAAGAGATAATCACGTTAATCAATATGTGTTATCTACATCCAAAAGGGCGACTCAACCTAACCCTCTTAGTGGTAATAGAGCCGAAATAGACGCATATAACGAACAAGAAAGACTTTCGGGTATGGGTTGGAAGGATAGAATGCAAGCCCAAGGTTTAGGTGAAGAGGATATGATAAGAAACCGTGTTAACGACGACATACTAGAATCAACCAAGGGTGCTGGCCCTCGCTTTTTCAGTAACCCTCGGTACGGCAATGCGCTTAATGCTCAACACGCTTATCAAGATTGGCGTAAAGGTTTAAACCCAGGCCAAACCCAAACGCATGAAAAGTTTCTGTACCCCGAAGGAGTCCCATCTGTAGGCGATATAATGGGTGCCAAAAAACAAGAAATATTAAACAACGACATGCGCAACCCGGCCCCTCAATTCCCCGCCCCTCAAATGGGCCCCGGAGGTTCTCACACTGATGTAGCCATGTCTCAACTAGATAAACTACCAAAAAGAGAGCAGGCCAGAAGATTAGGGCTCAACCACCTTACCAACTCATTCTAAATTAATATGGGTCTTCTCGATGATTTAGATCTTGGAAGAGAGGCGTATTCAAAAAAACGTCCTCTCAAACTAGAGGGGTTCGAAAGGCCAGTACCAAAACCGGAACCAACCCAACGACCCGCCAATTGGACCCCCGAGTTGGCTATGGAAGAAGTAAGATCAAAAAGATCAACTTCAGGCCAAACTCCCGCGTGGGACCCACCCGCGGAAGAGCCTTCTTTACAGGAAACCGACCCTAACCTTGCTCAGGCTTATAAGGATATTAATACTTTTAAAAAAGATATATCCGCGTTATCAAGCGACGTAAGTAATTATAAAGAAATAGCGGGCACTAAGACAAACGCTCTTAATGATTTTTATGAAAACACCGTCGCTCCTTTTTGGCAGGAACAGTTTAGCGAAGGATTCCTAGAAACTCCCGAACTAGACCTAAAGAAACCCGAATCTATTGACGGGTTTTTTAAAGACATAGACTCCCGGTATGACGGTTTTCAAAAAAGAGTAGACGAAGGGGATACTTCTTGGTTTGGAGAAGACGAGCAATTAGGTCGCGCTTCTCGTATGCTGAAAGGTAAAAGAAAATACGACCTTATTAAGCAAAAGCACGCAAGAATGCTTAAGGACTACCATCAGTCCCAAAATGCTTTTAATAGTGCGGAAGCCCGTAAAAAAGCAATGAAGGAAGCTCTTATGAGTCTCCCCGAAAATGCAAGAAGGGCGGCAGGTACTTGGAAAGAAGAAAACCCGGATAAAACTCTTACCCCGTCCCAGATAAACTCTTTGCTTGATAAACAGAAATTTGAAAAGCCTCAGTACAGTCTTACCGGCGATTTAATAAACCCCGACAAAGTTGACCCCAGGTTAAATCTTGATGAAGGCGATTACTACTCCAAAAAAGATCAGGATAGGCAGGGCAAAAGATTAGGTGCGGTAGAAAAGTACGGACTAAGTGGGCTTCAAAAAGATCTAAAAGAATTAGATACCGCCACTAAGCTTAAAAAACACGGAATGATGTATTCCGTTTTAGGTGAGATTGCTAATCGTTCTATTTACATAAGTGCTGCTGAAAAGGAAGCAATTAACTTAGACCGAATTAAAAAAGCCGGGTTTGGTTCTTATAAAGGAACCGATATTAACGAAGCTATTGAAAATCTCGGCGGAGAAGATCGTATAATTGCGGCTTCTTTAGTCGAAAATGTTGGAAAGGCTCATGTCGCTTTAGAAAGGGCAAAAGTATTTCACGCCGCAAATGTAAAACAAAAAGGAGCAGAAGAAGCAAAACGAGAAATAGAGCTAGCCGAAAAGAACTTTAGTGCCGCTTTTAACGCAGCAATACAGGGTGGATTTGGGGAGGAAATAGAAAAAAGAGGGAGGTCAAATAGTTGGTACGGCAATTTGTATAACGCCTACCGAGCTGGTGATTTACTCGAAGACGCAAGTGATTTTACTTTAAAACTTGCCGGGTATAGTGAGTTTACTCAAACCGACGCCAAAAAATTAATAGACATCATGACCGAGATGCAGAATCTCGAGACATCTGAAACCTATAAATCGTATAAGCAATCTTCTTCCGATAATTTACTAGACGCGTTTGGTAATATATTTAAGCACGGTCTTGCAATACCCGAAATGGTTACTGAAACTTTGACCGGTTTCTTTAACACATATTTTACAGAAGCTCCACGAACTCTAGCGATTACAACGGGAACGGGGGCTTTGGCAGGTACCGTAATAACCCCGGGAGCTGGTACTTTAGCAGGAGCTGGAACGGGGGCCGCTTGGGGTTTAAGACTAAATGCCGGTGTTTCTTCATTTGTAATGGAGTATGTCGGGGAGTTTCTTTCCGAAATGGAAAAAGCTGGCGTCGATTGGCACAACCCTAACGTGTTTATGGCGGCTTTCAACAACCCCACATTAATGGCGGAAGTTAGAGAGAAGGCTACTAAAAAAGCGGGAGGTGTTGCTTTTTTTGATATTATTGCCGCCGGTATAGCGGGTAAAACGATGAGGTTAGTAAAAAACCCATCGTCGTTGAAAAAACTACCAAATGGAGTAAAAGCATTTAGGCAAGAGTTAGACGCCGGAATCCAAGTCAGCTCAGCACGCCAATCACTCGCCATGGGTGCAGAGCTCGCCGTACAAGGTGGCTTAGGTGGTACAGGTGAAGCGGTTGGTCAACTTCTTACTTTAGACCCAGGCGAAGAAATAGACTGGGATGCAATTGCGGCCGAAATGGGTATCGAAGCTCTCGGGCCGGGAGGTTGGGGTTTTGCAACAAACTATGCCCTTTCTAAATTCAGAGGGGGTTACGCACTCGAAGATCTCACGGGTACAGAAGCTAATATTTTAAACAAAGAACAAACCGCCGACGGGTATGTAGAGCAAGTAGACCAGGCGGGTTTTCGTTACGAAAGGAGGAGGTTTAATACAGCTCAAGATTATCTTAATTATGTAGTCGAACAGACTGGTATGGATCTTAATTCTCCTACCGGTTTCCTCGTAAGCAAACTTGTAGGGTTTGCCCAGGCTTCAGGTAAAATTGGAAACCTCGGAGTTGTGGTTGCAGATAGGACTCCTTTCTCCGGTTCAACTACCCGTGGTGCTTATAACAACGGTACAATATTTCTTAACAAAAAAGCCTTAGCCGGCAGGGAAGATAGTACTCCTTTCGTACTTCTTCACGAAGGTGGTCACTATATCCAAGATATGTTCTTCACACCCGAAATGGTGTCGGACATGTACGGCAAGTATCACGGAGACGACGACGCAAAGAAACTATCATGGGCTCAGTACAAGCTAGGTAGGCAAGTACTTAGCCTCGAAGATCTTTCAACTAGTGAGCTTAATACCGTAAACAGTACCTTTGACACTACTTCAGATTTAGTTAAGCACGCCGAGTGGTTCACCTCCCAAGTAGGAGCAGCTCTTGCAATTGAGAGTGGTTTAGCCGGAGGTACAAAGGTAGACTCAAATGTCAAAAAAGCCGTTAGGGCTATGATGAAGTACATCACTGGTGACGAAAGCGTTGAGCAGTTTTTCCCACCCTCACCCGAGTCTGATGCTGACGGAGCCGTTAGATTAGCGCTACTTGCGCAACTCGGTTTTGATCCAAATACTTTACAAAATAACAGAGCCGCATTTGTCGCTGAAGATGGGTCACAGGCCGCTGGTACGACGGTGAATCCGTTTGAAGTGAACTTAGCTAATATGGCTAATTGGGATCAGAATACTAGAGATGTGTGGGCTAGGATTTTGGGTTACAAAAACTGGAAGAGTTTACCTAATAAATTTAAAAGAGGTGGGGCGGTTAGGAGAGATAAAACTCTTGCCGGTGGTGGTGACCCTACAGCAACCGTCGACCTTTCTGATCCCGAAGTTCAACAAAAACTTTATAAAGGATCTAACATCTCTAAACCCGTAGCTACCGAGACTCAAGAAGGCGGAGGCAACCTAAAGAAAGTAACAACGCTATCTCCCGAGAAAAGTAAGACCGGAGGTAAAGTTGGAGCGGCGGCAAGAACCGCGTTGTCCAAAGGAGCGGCGGAAACTGATGTCGAAGAACTGGGCAGTAAAACTATAAAAACTAGCGCCGGTGAGCCGCTCAACATAATTAAAAAAGCCGGAGATGGCGGTCCAATTGATTTAAAAGGAGTACCTAAAGAAAGAAGCCGAGTAGAGAGCAGAATAAAAGAGATCAAAGACACCATTGCGGAACTCAAAACTCCTAATAAGGTTTGGGATTCTAGTGAAAAAACCGGTCCTAGATGGGTAGAACAGCCCCGTTTTGAAACCGCCGAAGACCAGAAAAAGGCAATAGCTCCTCTTGAAAACGAGCTAAAAGGATTAGAAGCTAGATCTAAAAATATCAAAGAAGTACCCGTTTCAAAAGGAGGTAAGCCAATCCCCGAAGGACTTGGAACTGGGCCTAAGGACGAGTTCTCAATAGCAAAGCAAAAGGTAGATAACATAATCGAAAAAGCCGGCGAAGCCACTAAGCCTAAGCCTGCTAAAGTAGAAGTCGTTAAACCTAAACCCGTTCCTACTAAGAACAAGTCGGGTAAGCCTAACATCGCGAGAGACCCCATCGCTAAAAAGGATAATCTCGATGAAGTTAAACCTACCGTAAGTAAGCAAGAAAAAGAAGCGGACAAACCTAAGGAAGTAGCTAAATCAAAAGTTACTCCTAAAAAACTTTTTGAAGACCCTAAGCCGATAAAGGAGTCTACTTTAAAAAAGCTAGAAGCAAAAAGTGAGAAAAGAAAAGAACAGGCTGTCGAAAGTAAAAAAGACAGAGATGCACCTGATTCAGTAAAAGATGTTCAAGATAGCATTTCCGAACTTTCTAGGCTTAATAATAAGGAGATGGCGGGCAGGATTTCCAAAGCGAAAAAAAGTATAATAAAAAGAAAAACGGAGCAAATCCAGTCTCTTACAAAAGATGATCTCATGAATATGAAGATCAATGGGAAGAGCCGTAAACTTTCCGAAGTTAAACGAAGTTTGTTAAAAAAAGTATCAGTAGACCCATTAGACATACTAAGGGAGCTGTTGTTTCCAGGACTAGACCCGGATTCTAATATATTCGAAGCTTTAGGTTTCTCCGAATTTGAAGATATTTTTGATGGTCTGGAAGCGAAAACATTGACCCCCGATCAAATAAAGAAATTAAATTATAAAATAGAAAATTATTTCGATAACAATTTACCCGAGCTATCTGAACAAGCACCAGTTGTAGAAGGAGTTTTAGTCCCTTACGGAGTTCACGATGTTAGTATACCTGGTGCTGCCGCATTAAATGGAAAGACTGAGAAGAGTGTTCAAATTTCATTTACGAATAACTTAGGTGAAGAAGGCGACATTATTAATGTAAAAGGTAAGCGTCAAAAAGAAGGAGGTATTTGGTATGGCGATAAAGAATTTACCCCCGTTAAAGGAAGATATGGATGGGAGATCTTAGGAAAGAAAGAGCTTCTTAAAGACGGGAAAGTATACGCTTATAAATATTCTTTAAAGGCAGTCACCGAAGACCAAGCTCGTCGCGATTTACCCTGGCACGAAGTACCAGCGTCAGCTATCCCAGGGAGACTTAACGATTTTAGTGTAGCGGACAATAGGGGAGGTAAGGTTTCCCGAGAAAATTTCAGAGATCCATTGTCTCCAATTACCCGTCAATATTTATCAATAGGTCAAGCTCTTCGCGGGAAATCAAAGACAGCTTTAACCGCAATGTCCGGCGACTGGAACAACAAAGCCAAAGAAGGTATACCCGCTAGGAATGCTTATCGTTTATTCCGAGCTATGTCTAAGGGTGATGTTGATTACGGCCTACTTGAGACATTGTACGGAAAGGACACTGATACTTCTAAAGTTAGCTACGATGATGCAAGAATGATTGGTACGATGGTGCTTGGGGCGTTGGCTCCGGCAAGGACTACTTCCAAGAGAAGAGTCGCATCGATGCAGAAGAATTTAAAATCAAACTTCGACCCAGTTGAAGAAAAATTAGAAAAAGAAAACAAAGCGAGCGGGGGTAGGGCGGAGTCGTACGAGCAAACAACTTTTAAGATAGATGAAGAAGGTAATACTATTAACTTTCTTCGCGGACTTTACAGCAGAATACGAGCTGATGAAAAAAGTAGGCAAAAATCAAAAGACGATTTAAGAGCGGCGGACCTTGTCTTGATCGACCTTATGAATGCAGAAGATCAGTTCGGCATGACTAAAGATCAAATCAGGACGGAGCTTACTACCTTGTTCACCGATCCGAACAATGAATTCTTCGGCTTGGTCGATGTTTTCCGTGCTGGCATCGATGTTCAATCCGGAGACGCAACTAAAGTAGCAAAACGCTTTGAAGATGGCCGGCCGGTTATTACACCAACCGAAGACCAAGCAAAAGCTCTTGATAAAGATTTTGCGGAAATAGAAGGCCTCGGTAAGTCTATGTCCCCCGATGTAGTAGGGACTGAAAACGAAGGCGGAAGTGGTAAATCTACAATTTCATCTAAATCCGTCCGTAAAGAAAAATTCACACCGGATGAGTTTACCGTGGAAGATTCAGACTTGGCCACCCCCAAACCCGAAGAAGGGACTTGGCAGGATTTATTCATTAATGGGATTGGCATGGAGGCTAGTTATGATTGGGTTAAACTAATAGCGGAAAAACTTAAAGAGCGCGGTTTAATTCCGAAAGATACCGTTATAGTAAGCCACCCCGAAATCCGTGAACTTGACGCCTCTCTGTCCAGAGTCGAAGCAGACCAACGCCATGCAAACAGGACTATTCTTACTCCAAGAGTCCTCGCTAATATTATAGAAAAAAACGGTATTGATAATTTAATATCTTTACCTGATACCAATAAACAGGGCAGGGTAACCGAAGGCGGCCCGGGTTCTGGGATGTTATTTTATTCCTCGATACTATCAAAAATGGTTAGCGAGTACGGGAAGATTACTAAGGGTAAAAAAGGTGTTGTTGACGCGGGTATAACCCCAGCCGAGCTTTATAAAAGAGCCATTGAACTATTCGGAGAGTATAGAGATGGCGGCGCAAGATGGGCCAAGAAACATGACAATGGTTTTGAAGTTTCCTCTAAAGCACCGACTAAGTTAGGTAAGTCTTTTAGTGCTTTTAACGCAAAGCTTTCAGACGGAAAGTCTATTGAGCACCATTACCAAGTAAATGTAAAAGGCCACGCGAGTATTAAAGAAGGCAAGGGTAAGCCACCAAAAGACACTAGTATAGACAGTTTTGCCGAGTACAAAAAACTTTGGGAGCAATACGCCGAAGAAAACCCGAAGAAAATAGAAGCGTTAAGAAAAGCCGCCGAAGGTAAGGTTTTGACGGACATGTTTGCTACAACTGATGTTAATCAAGCAAGAGCGTTGGTCGATATCATAAAACCATCAAGAGAGCTTACAGATAAAGAGTGGTTTAAATTTGTAGAGCTGTTTGGCGGTCCCGAAGATACGACGATTGATAAAGATTCGAGATATACACAACAAAAAAGAAACGCCGAAAAACAATTCGCCTTTGCTTATTTTGCTCAGTTTATAAGAAAACGCGTTGCCGAAATGGGGGGTATGGAAGAGAAATTCGGCGATAAGATTGCAACCGAAGGGGCTAGTGAAAATGTTGTTGAGAGTAAGCCCGGTGTAGAAGATCTAGACAGCCCCGAATCAAGAAGTGTAGAAGACTTAGGCCCCGCTGCCGAAGTTGAAAATGTGTCAACCGAAGAAGCGGATGGGGAGTTCATGAGTCAAATTGAGTCTAATGAATTAGCCGATGCAATGATGGATCCTCTCACTAAAGGGAGCACAAAAAAGAATTGGAAAAAAGCCGGAGTAATTTCAAACTTAGGGCCTCTCTATAAAAATATTCGGAAGTATTTAGATATGTCCGATGCTGACATGGCTAAAGATAAGAATTTAGCCAGCTTGCTCAAAAAAGATAAATTCCAATCGGGCTTGCTTAAAAACAAATTTCACAAAGGCACCTTTACCCCTAAACAGGTGAGGGACATGGCAAAATCAATACTTAGCCCAGACCAAGTTAATAACGCGGAGTCTGACGGCGAGGCGGCTGCAAAGCTCCAAGCTTTAATTGATAGTCGAAAAGAGGGAGTCGAAGACAAGGCCAAGAGTGCAAAGGAAAATAAAGCAAAGCGTGAAAAAGCTAAGGCTCAAGAAAAGAATGAAGCCCTCGACCCTAAGTACGGCGACGACAGATCAATAACCCTCGGATCCGAGATCACACTCGTTTCAGAAATGCCCGCTTTACTTTCCGAAAGGATGGCAGCTTCTTTCTTAGCATCCGCAAAAGGTGGGTTTAATTTACTACCTGAGGAGATGCGTTATAAGATTCGCGTTACTATATTTAACCAACACGCTACTCTAGAAGATATAGCGGTTAAATTACAAAAAGATTTAAACCTTAAGTACGGGACTGAAGCGAGAGACTTCTTCGATATGATGGGGGTCGTCCTACCCACCTACGCAAAGGTAAAGATTGCATCAAGAGAATTTAATTCAAGATTCCGTGAGCCAATAGTAGAAGCACTTAAAAAGTACGGCGTTACTGACAGAGTATTCGGTAAGTACGTGCAAGCATTAGCAGCCGGTACTTTTAATAGGCACGTAAGAGGACTTCTTATGGAAGCCCAGAGTGATGTGATGTCGAGTATAGCCGATAGGCAGAAGAAAATAAACGATCACGAAAGTTCTTTAGGCGCTGAATCGATTACCGATACTACAAAAAAAGAGCTTAAGGAAAGTATTAGTAAATATAAATCCGAAATTAAGCAGCTTGAAAAAGATTTCGAATCATACAGCTTCACAAACTATCATAATAAAGATGGGGAATTTGCACCTTCTGGTTTCTCAGACAGAGAAGCAGCTTTATTAGTTGAGAGTTCCAAAAAAGACCCTCAAATGATGAAGCTTCTTAAAGACAAAAATGACATCATGGGTCTGTGGGCTAAGATGAATGCTACAACTATAAAGGTAGCTCTCGAAACCGGTCAGATAAAACAAGACGAAGCGTTTAAACTAATTACCGCAAAGAGCCGAGCTAACTCAGCCGAAGGTTTGGTTGATGTCGTTTTCAACGCTCTTGGGTTAGATAAGAAGGACGATCAGTACAAAGAAAACGCTAAAATAATAAGAAAGACTTTTAACTCAGAAAGTTTTAAATATCAGCGAAACGAGGAAAAGGGGAGCATGCCCGAAGGCTACCATTACTCACCTATGCAAGGGTTTGAGGACAATGAATTCCATTACGAAGAACAGGAATCATTGGAACAACTGGTAACCGGTAAAAGTGGCGGTAGCTCTGGTTGGCAGTCTAAAAGAAACAACGATGTTGGTAAAAGGGTCATGGGTCGCCGGACGGGGGTAGATAAACCTAATCCCGAATCCGCACTAGCCCACGCTTTTCTTGCTCACGATGCAATGGTTATGAGAGGAGCTAAGATTGCACCCGGTCAAAGAATCCGCGAGTGGTATGAGCTTTTCCTCGAGATGCATAAAAACAAAGACAACCTCGGAGAGAAAATCGAGTGGTCTGAGCGTTTTAGCGAGGTTGCTAAAAACAACGGCATTGAAGGTTTAATGAACGATAAAAGAAAAAGACAGATTGTCTTTAACGAGTTCAATGAATTTTTCGATGTATTAGAGGAACACGAAGACGGTAAGATGCCGACTCAGACCGGCTTAAAACTAAAGACAAAAGTAGTTAACGGCAAAGAGCGTATCGTTATAAGGAAAGGCGAAATACCTATTAACATAGCAAATGACCCATCCTTGTTCTTGGTTAAAAACGGAGGTGAACTTCAGTTCGTTAAATTTAAACTAAAAGATGGTAAAAAAGGAGACGGTAAGACTCTTACATCAAGAGGAGCCCGCCTCACCTCTGAGTTAAGTAATTTAAATTACCAGCCCAGCAATCCTTTGTTCAGAGCCATTCAGATACCTACCAGGTTCTTGGCACAGATGTATACTTCGTTTAACCCGGATTTCCTTTTATCAAATGCCGTTAAGGATGCGATAACCGGTATGATAAATGTTACCGAGGATGAAAAGAAAACAATATTTAAAGATTTAATAAATCCCAAAAACTACGGAAGAGCGGTAAAAGCTATTTACAAAGTAGAGCGGGAAATGGAGCAAGGACCAAGGTCAGCGAAGTATAAAAACATGCCCTTAGAGGAGGCTCTTAAAATTGGAGATAATGACTGGGAGGGTTGGTTCAGGTTCTTCGAAGCTAATGGTATGCGTACCGCGTTTACTAGCCAAGATGAAGTTACGCAGTACATGGAAGCCGTAAAAGAAGACATAGGAATACTTTCCAAAAGAGGTAAGTTCTCTAAGGCCAAAATGAAGCTTCTCGAAAGCAATATAGTAAAAACTGTTGAGGCGATGAATGCGGGTGTTGAAAATGCCATGCGTTTACTAGTTGCAAAACATTTACTTAAAAAAGGTTTTACCGTTCAGCAAGCGGTCATGGCGGGTAGAAATATATCTGTGGACTTTAACAGAAAAGGAACTCTCAGTTCCGGAATCGGTTCGTTATTCCTATTCTTCAACGCAGGCGTTCAGGGTAATCTCCGAATGATTAAATCAATGGTGGGCCGGGATAGGGTGGCGGCCGCTAAGTTAATTACCGGGATAATGGCTTTCTCTTTTACTTGGGGCTTGCTTCAAAGAATGTTGACCCAACACGATGAAGATGAAGACGGGGAGAACGAAGGCAACCACTACGACAGATTAGGCGACTTCGAAAGAGATACTAATTTAACAATGTTCTTCCCCGGTACTGATTACAATGTCCGCATCCCTCTTCCTTGGGGTTATAATTTATTTTGGATGATGGGCCAAAAAGCGGCTAATGTAGCGGCTCAAAGCATGGGCTCTTCTATGGGTGGGTCGGGTATTATTTCGAACGGCACAAACGCCATGTCAAATATCTACTCCACATTTAACCCACTTGGTGGAACTTTAATGCCCGGGTTTATTGCTCCTCTTTATCAAGTCGCTCAAAATGAAACTTTTTACGGAGCCCCGATTACGAAACCCAATCGTCAATTTGAAGAAACCCCAGCCGCTTTTAGAAGTAGTAAAAATACAAAAGAATTTTTTGTAGATTTTTCTAAGAAAATGAATGGGTGGCTCGGTGGAGATGAAATTACTCCGGGGTCTATGAAAAGGATGTTCGGGTCTGACGAGGTTGTAAACCCAATGGAAGATTGGAGCTGGGCGTTGTCAGGTAGTGATCTTGAACATATATTTGAAGGGTACACGGGTGGGCCAGGTGCAACTTTTTCAAGATTAGTATCAGGAGCGTACAGCGGTATTAACGGGAACCTAGACATGAATTGGGCAGAAGTACCCGTTTCCCGAAGGTTTTTTAGAGAAGGTTACTCGTCATACATGACTTCTAAAAGGTTTTACAATTTAAAGAAAAGAACCGACAACGCTAACGAGTATGTTAAAAATCTTAAATCCGGTAAAAACATCAAAGAATCAAAAGAAGCTATATCTGGTAATAGGGATTTATTACAAATAAAACCTATGGTAGACGCCGCCGATACAAAAAGAAAAGCAATTCAGAGACTTGTAGATAAAGTTAATGCATCTCAGTTGTCAGAATCGCAAAAGCTTGATAAGGTAGAGAAATTAGAAAAGCAACGGGTGGCTGCTTGGCTTAAAGTATTGTACAAAGCAAGGAAGATGGGAATTGACGTATAACAAATGATATCGTGAAGAATACAAATTTAGTACTAAGTCGTGAACAGGAAGAAAAACTCGTGGAGTACGCACTTGAGCGAGTTGAAAGCTTAAAAGAAGACAACTCCGCGCGTATAAGTAGTGACTTACACTCTTGGTCTGTTTATCAAAATGACCGCAAGGATAGGGACGCTATTGACAGTATCTTCGCTCAATCAAATGTCTCCGTTCCTTTAACTAGTTTAGTCGTAGACCATTTTTTAGCTAGAGCTGAAGATGAGATAACAGGGACAAGTCCTTATTTCGAATTTAAACCACAAGGTGTTTCCGATACGGTTTCCGCCGAATCTTTTAATAGGTACTTCCATTGGAAATTGGAAGACAAAGGTAGGATCCGAGAAAGATTAGAAGAAAGTTTTCTTCATATATTCTTACAAAGAGCAGCTATTTTTAAGTCCGTTTACGAAGAGCGTAAATCTGTATGGTACGATTTAGAAAGAAGCGCTCTGTTTGATAATGAGACTCAAGAGTTTGTAGAACTTCTTGAGCAAGGGCCTGTTATAGAAGGAGACGCACCAATGTTTCCCGAGGTTAACCCAGAAACCGGCGAAACCGAGACACGACTCGAAGCAGACCCTTCGTTCACCGTAACTCCTGGAAAGCACGAATTTAAACCATACCCCGAAGGTGTGCCGACCGAGCAAATTAAGTACAAAGGTCCTAGGTCGGTGGTCGTTGATTCGGACAGGTTCTTGGCCCCAAGTTCAGTAGAGCACCTAGAGTATGCCGACTTCATTGGCGAGCTTTACGATAAAGATTTAAATTGGTGCCGCGATATATTTTTTGAGCGTGAGTGGTTTTCTTTTTCCGACTACGAAGAGGCTGTAAAGAAGGACTCTAACCCTAGAACAAAAAGTAAAAAGAACGAAGATTCTAAGGACAGTAAAACTTGGGAAAAAGAAAAGATTCCTATGGTTCCCGTAGTTGAATGTTGGATTTCAAAAGATATACTAGGAACGGGGCAGCCTCAAGATTTCTGCGTATTTATAGATACTGAAATTAAAAAAGCTATTTTTTACGAGTACACAGCTAAGCTCACCCCCGACAATAAACCACCTTATGTAACCGTAGCGATCGGTAAGATGAATAATAAATGGTGGGGTCCGAGTCTTCCTGAAAAAATAAGAACATACCAAGAGTACATCGATAAACAGTTTAATAGCGAAAGCTATCGTAACGAGTTGTCCGCTAATCCTATTATAGGTGTAAACCCTCAGGCAGTAGAAGACGAACCCGAAGATGTCGAGCTCCACGCGGGTAAGTTATTTCAACTTAAAGACCAATACAGCATGGACGATTTTCTTTCGTTCTCGGCTTTACCTAATTTAGATAACAAGACCCAGGAGTTAATCGATTTTGTATTCGGCATGGTTCAACTTTGGCTTGGGGTTAGTAATATGGCACAAGGAGATTACCAAGCTTTATCGCCCGCTAATACTGCAACGGGAGTTGAGGCAACTTTAAACGAAGCTTCTAAAATAGGGCGAAGGTGGATGCGTAGAATCGTAAGAGGGTTTGAAGAGCACCTTGCAAAATTAATAAAAGTTGCAATGGCAACTATGGACGAAGCTGAGGTCTACGAATACATGGAAGGGGATGTGGCCGCTTTTGCGGAGATGACTCCCGAGATGATTTCGGATCTTGAGATGAATTGTAAGGTCATCCTTTCACAGGACCAAGGACAGCGGGCTATCGAAAAAGCCAACCTTGCTCTTCAGGTTCAGGAAAGATTTTTACAGCATCCACCCGAAATTCGACCATTCAGCCGCCCAATGTTTAAGCGCATTTTAGACGCCCTTGGTTACGAAAATACCGAAGAACTTTTACCAGAAGCCGCACCACCTGACCCTAAAAGCGAAGCTGAGATTATGAAACTCATGGCGGATGCACAGGGCACAGGAGGAGGAGCTGGGCAAGCCCCAGAAGCGGGTGATCAAATCAACGCACAAGTCCAGGGGATGGGTAACAGCAACCCTCAAGGCGAAAATCAATATCAACAACAGACAGGATAACTATCATGGCAAATAAATACAATCACTCAAAAGTACCAAATGCTTTTAAACAAAAACGCACCAATGCTAGATACAAGATAGCAAATATAAAAGTTGGTGGTAAACGCCAATTAGGTAATAACTTCGGACTGTACGCACACCCACTCGGGAAGACTTACGCTAAAGCAACCGGCGTTATCGGTAAAACTAACAGAGCCGCTTCGGTAGCTTAATGAGCGATATTGTTCTATTCGACAAGCTTTCCGATGTCAAAAGGCTCACTGTTGACGAGGCTTTTACGCATTTGGAGAAAAGGTTTCAAACAGAAAGAGGCCGTTATCTCTCCAGAATGCTTGACCGCGAAACAAGTCCCGAGGAGACAATTGCTCTCAAGGCCGTCGTTAACGCGTTGGAGACTTTATCGCCGATGGCTCTCGCGGAAGCAGTCATCAAAATAGAATCGAAGAATCTTAAGAAGCATAGTCCCGAAATGTTTAAGGTTAAAAAGGCATGAGCGCTTATTACAGTAAAAATATAGTGAGTAAGGTTGCCGGAAGACCTGCCCCACTTAAATTTAGCGGCGTACCTCGCGGTTATAAATTGCCCGGAACCCCAGATCCCGTAGATAAGGCGGGCACTGTTGTAAGTAATGTTGCGCCAACTGTACCACCATGGACGCCGGCCAATATAGCGAAAATATTTTGGTTTGATTCTAGTGATTTAAGCACAATCACAAAAGACGCATCCAATTTTGTAAGCCAATGGGCTGACAAGAGTGGAAATGGCAATCATGCCACACAAGCAACATCATCAAGCAAGCCGACTTACACAGTATCAGATTCATTATTAAATAATAAATCCTCAATTTCGAGTGCTTCCCAGAATGGTCAGATCGGGCTGGACCTGCCGAGCACTTCTCTTCAGGAGATCTTTGTGGTTGCTTATTACAAAGATGGCTTAGACACAACATTTGACAATTATAACGCCCTGATCTCTGGTCCGGGAAATGTCGGTCAATACCGAATAATGGGTGATAAGGGAAAAAGTAACTGGTGGTCAACGACTAATATATTTAACGACGGTGGAACTTTCAAAAATGGGGCAACCACTTCAAACTTCGCTGTATTACCCATGCCGGCAACCTTACTCCGCTTTACCAGTTCTGCTGCCAGAAACGAGACAAGAGGAATTCTTTATAATACAAAAAGTTCAGATCGTGGCTGGGTTGGAGGAGTCGGTGAAATTATCGGTCTTTCTGCAACTTCTTTGACAAGCGACCGTCAAAAAATCGAAGGTTATCTTGCTCATAAGTGGGGACTCGCAGCAAACTTGCCAAGCGGTCACGCTTATAAAACTAAAGCACCTTAAAATGAGCGATCGGGGTTATATAGTCTTAGTTTTAGATATATTACTAATAGCGGCAATGCTGCTTTTGGTTATGGGGTGTAAAGCTTCATCCTGGTACCCAGTCATGGGCTCAGTAGCCGGAGGGGCTAGTGGTGCGGTTCTTGGGCCAGCGGGTGGTGCTGTTGGCGCCGGTGTAGGTTATGCTGGTGGTAAGACCGCTCAGATGATGACCGAGAATGAGGATCTTAAAGAAACCGTAGATGCTTTGACCCACGGAGATGTCAATAAATTGGTTCAAAAGGGCTTAGAATCTCAAGCTAGTGGTTATGAAGAGTTTACAGATTCTGTAAAAAAAATACTAACGGTGGCGGGCTCCGTTTTACTAGCTTATCTTTGTATTCCAATCCTCTTAGCAAGAAAAACCGCGACACAATGTGCGAGAAAAGAAGCGGAGAAACATTTAACCAGAATACCGTTTCCTCCCAAAAATCCATG